GCATGGCAGGAGGCATTCCCTGTGGCGGCATAGGAGGCATGCCTTGTGGTGGCATACCTTGTTGTGGCATAGGCTGTATTGGCTGCTGGTTACCCATAGACGCAATACCACCTTGAACTATCTGCTGTGCAATAGTTCCTTGTGGCATCTCTTGTTGTTGGTTTTGGAACCGCTTACGCATATCAGCTCTGCGCTGTATCTCAGAGACAACAAGAAACTGTGGCATCTGGCCAGATGGTGCCTGAGCTTCTTGCATCAAAGCCTGATCTGGCAACCCTTTGATTACATCTTCAATCTCTAATATGTTCATTAGCCACCCTGCCCTAGTGCTCTATATAACCCTACTCCACCTATGCCAGCGCCAAGTGCTTGTTGATATGCGCTAGGTGATGCTCCGAATGATGTTGTTGTTTGCCCGGGCTGTATTGGCAGACCGCGAAGCATCTGGCTGAAAAATCCAAGCTGCTCTCTTGGGAATGCTTGCTGACGCAAGAAATCCTCGTAGCCCATATCCATGCCGCGCTGACTCATATCTCGCTGTATCTGACCAGCAGCCTGCAAGTTTAATAAGCGGTCAATAGCCATTTGCTGTTCTTGACCGCCAAGTTGACCAAGCAGTCTAGCCGCATCAAGCTGCTGTGCTCTTGTCGCCTGATCCATGCCGTAGCCTTCAAGCATTAACCGAGCCTGATCCTGTGCGCTGCCAACATTAAACTGTTGCGCCTGCATCATAAACTCATTGGCTCTCTGACGGGCAAGCTCTTCAGCCTGTCGCTCATCAAGCCCCAAGCGCATAGCCTCCTGTCTGGCTTGCTCTTGGATCTGGAATGCTTGGTTTTGTATCTGCGCTTGTTGTTGTCGAGCGGCTTCATTTGACTGAAAGGCAGACTGTCTAAACTGTTCTGCCGCTTCAGCGGCTCTCTGCTCCTGCTCTTGAGCAGACAATCCAAGTCTTGCTGCTTCCTGTCTAGCTCTTTCGCCCTCATTAAATGCAGCCTGATTAAGCTGCTCTTTAGTTGTTCTTGCATCCAATGTTTGACCAAAAGCCTGCTGCTGAAATTGCTCTTGCGCTTGCCTTGCTGCATCTTCTTGGCCCTGTGCGTCAAGACCCATCGCGGCGGCTTGCTGTCTTGCTTGCTCTCCGGCTTGATAAGTTTGTATTTCAAACTGTTGTTGCTGCTGTCTTCCCGCTTCCGTCTGAGAAAAGGCAGATTGAGAGAATTGTTCTTGCGCTTGCCTTGCTGCATCTTCTTGCTGTTGTGCAGTCATTCCTAAGTTTGCAGCTTGTTGTCGAGCATTCTCTCCAGCTTGGAATGAGTCGATAGCCATGCGCTGCTGGGCCTGCCTTGCTTCTTCTGTTGTACCAAACGCTTGCTGACGGAACTGTTCTTGCTGACCCCTTGCCGCACGATCCTGCTCGAATGCCTGAAGCGCCTGCTGATACGCAGCCTGATCTCCAGTTGCCTGTATGTCTTGCAGCTGTTCGCCAAGGTTACGCTGGCGCTCTGCCTGCATGATAGCCTCTCGGTATCCACCAAGACCGCCTGCCTGAGATGCTTGCTGCTCAATCTGACTACCCATAATATCAGACTGCTTTTGCGCTTCCCTTTTTTGTATGTCGGTTACAAGCTGTTGATATGGGTTCATGTACTGCTGCAACGTCTCTGGGTCAGCAGCTATACTTCCAGCTTGATACTGACTTTCTAGATCACGAGCCGTGTAATCTTGGCCTAGCTCTCTGGCAACATAGCCGGGATCAAACTGACCAGCTTGGTAACCGCTTTGTAACTCACGAGCGGTGTAACCCTGATTAATATCCCCAGCTGTATAACCGGGATCAAACTGACCAGCTTGATATCCAGAGGCGTAATCGCCCATCTGAAACTGTGAATCTCTAACGCCTGCCTGATAGCCGGGATCAAACTGACGTTCGCCTAGCTGAGAGTAATACTGACCTGCTTGATACTGGGGAGATATTTGCCCAGCTTGAAACCCAGTTTGAAATTGACCCGGCGCATAGTATGACTGTACCTGTTGAGGTTGAAATCCACCTGCGATTTGCAGACCCATATTAGATGGCTGATATCCCATTTGTGCAGCAATATCTGATGCCATACCGAGCTGTGCTGGTGCGCCCTGAGCAGCCATGTCATACATACCCCGCATACCCATCTGTTCATACGGAGTAAAGTCAGCTATACGCTGGCCGGGGTATGCCTCATAGGGTCTGGTAGACTCGTATGCTGTTCTTCCTAGCAGCTCTTCAAAATACGGGCGAGCGTATTCTGGTAGGTTACTGGTTGTCTGTTCTACCTGCTGTGTTCCGCTGCTGCCGCCGCCGCCTTTACTCATTTCTCAATCCTCTTTTCATAAACGACATACGATCTTTGGAAGTCATCTTGCTTTAACCATTCCCAGAAACCCATTCTTGCTGTGGCCTCTATGCCGTGACAATGGTTATCTCTTCCCCAGTCGTTAAACTTTTCAAGCATATCCCAGACCCAGTCATTAAAATTTTTGCCGCCCAAAAACTGGATGACAAGCATTCTCTTGCCGGGGTATGTAACGATCTCTGTTGTTCCTACGCCATCAATATTCTTGTCGGCATCGAACGCCACCCATAAATGCTGCTGACCATTAGCAATACAGGAAAACAATGCCTCTATCGTCCACCGCCCGTGTGACCGATCTACTGCTCGCATAAGTTCTTCTCGAACATCTGGCCACAGTGAGTTAATAAAGTTTGGCGGTACCAAAGCGATAGTGTGTGTAGCCTCGCGCTTTGCAGATTTAGGCTTAACCCTTGGCTCTTTAGAGATGTCTCTAATACGGGTTACGTTTTCCTTTCTTGCTGGTTGACTCATACTGGCATTACCCTTTGAGTATTAACTGGTCGAGGCTGCTGATCTGTTCCGGTTCTTTCTTGTCGAACCTTCTCCATCATTCTCTCAAGCTCGTTGGCTCCAGCATCTGTATCGCCATCACCAAGACCTGATACTACATCAGCAGGAACAATGAACTCGCCGGGGCTTACAGCGACTGGCTGCTGATCGCCTATCATGCCGGGAACCTGATCATCCATCCCTTTGCCGTTGCCTTCTATTTTACCCTCAATTTGAGCGTCAGGAGACATTTCTTTTAGCACTCTGGTACGCAACATCTGAAGAGCTTCTTCGCCAAACTCAGAAACAAACTGCTGAATAACAACCTTTGATTCTTCTTTTGGCAACCTTCCAAGTAATGCTAGGGCTGCCATCTCAATCAAGCGACTTCCATTTGCATCCATTGTTTCTGCCATAGACTCATCTGGCATCTCTTCCATCATCTCGACATCAACCTCTACCTCACCACCTTCTTGCATTTGTTTGGTGTATCTTGAGTAGATGTTCCCGCGAGGGTTTGAGTAGTCGCCTCTAAATCCTCTTCTTGCTGCCGCATCAATACCTACCGTTCCAACTCCATCAGCAGTGAATGCAGAACCTGCGTTCATTCCACTAAGAGGTTCATTTGCTCCATAATTAAAAGACATTGCATCGAAGTTAGGGCCGCCAGCACCCATGCCGCCCTTCCCTGACAATGCCATGTTTATTGCTTGCTGCTGGCTTGCGCTTAACTGACCCGAACCTTGGCCACCCATTACTGCATCATCAGCTTGCGGGGTGCCAGTTGCTGGCTCTGGTCGTCTAAAGTATTGAATCTCTGGGCTAAACCCGGGTCGATAGCCTTGCAGTTCTGCTGGAGATATTACTTCAGATCCACGGATATTAGCCTGTCTCTGTGCCGCTCCAGCAGGATTGATTACTGGGCTATAATTTGTTTGTCCTCCACCAGCTAATCGCTGAAGACCTTGCAGATTTTGCATGTAATTTTGAGGGTTAACAGATGTAATCCCGCCAGCTCTGGCATAATTCATCGGAACTTCGTATCCTGAGTAATCGTAATCTTTACTTACCTGACCAAAGCCCCCAAACATTTGCTGGCGACTCCGCTCTAAATCTTCTTGTCTTTTTCTTTTTTCTTGCCGACCAAGAGAGTCCATCTCATCTTGCATGCGAAGCTCTTCTCTTTTGCCTTCGCCCAATGCTATTGGGACTAGAGTGCTAGGAGACATCATTGCAGAACCAAGAGCGCCGGGCTGTTGGAATGGAGCAGACAGTCTATCCATCGGAGTCATTGCTTGTCGAGCTGTGTCGATTTGACTTTGCAGTGCGGTTTGTTGACCCTGAAGGCCAGTCAAGTTTGCTTGTTGCTGTGCAATATTTAACGGCGTACCTCCTTGACCTGCCGCAGAAACTCCACCTTTTCCGCCTATTGTAGATTGCTGGGCGCTTTGTCCTGCTGACTGTGCAGCTTGAGACCTAGCAAGATCTGATGCTGCTGTTGCTGCCTGCTCACCAACGCCTGCAAGAGCCTGCTCCGCCCCAGCAATCTGTGGATTAATTGCATCAGCAGCGCCACCTAGTGCGCTTCCAAGTCCATACCCTGTTAGTCCCGCTAGTATTCCCTGCTTTAGGTCTCCAGTGCTCGCCGCTGTAGCAAGTCCAGATCCTATGGCACCAGCCGCCGCAGAGCTAAGACCCCCAGCACCAATTAAGCCGCCAAGAGCGTTAGCACCAACACCAGTTAAAAGACTAGACCCGGCCAAGCTACCAAGTAATGGAGCCAAGAACGGCAAGAATGCTTCTGGCTGCCCCGTCACAGGGTTTACAGTGAGGGAGCCTGTTGGTGATAGGGAGGCAAGACCTCGCACCTCTATCGGATTCATGTGCACCAGCATGCTATCGCCATAGCGTCCATGCTGGGCCATTTGATTTGCTACGCCCTGCATTGGCGCTTGGTTATTAGGGTACATCATTAGCTTGTCTCCACTCCGAAGAGGTTAAACGAAAAGTCTGTTGAGCTTGCGTAAACTTTAACAACATCATTCTGCCCTAAGCAGATACCAATCACCACGGTTTGCGTTGTGTTTGCTGCTAGGGATTGATCATAAAATAGATACTGACTGTTATCAGCCGAGGCATCGTTGACATGAATACTTACTCTAAATGTGCCAGCACTACCACCTCTGTTACAAATAACAAGAGAGCTAACCGTTGTCTGAGTAAGGTTTGGGGTGGTGTATAAAACTGTTGTGGTTGTTGCGTCTACATCTACCTGACCTAAAACTTTAATAACGTCTGTCATTTAAGCGCCCATCAGTAAGAATTGGTTTCTTCGCATGGCTAAAGTTGTGTCCTTATCTGTTTGCCCTCGGACACCCTCAAGGTCAATACGAAGCTCTAACACACTGTTCTGAATAATTCGCCGGGTAAGATCTTCATTCGCTCTATCGTACCCGGGAGGTGCTACTGGTAATGGCTCCGATCTCTTTAATGACATTATCTCTTACCATCCGTTCTTAGGTCGAATCTTAAATCACCCGATCTCCAGCCATATCCAGCTTCATCACTTTCAAGCCTTACTACAATTTCTCTAGCTCTGTTTCTTACATAGAGCTGGGTTGAGTTAGGTGTCACTGTAGATGTTGATAGTGTAGATTTGTTTTGCAACGGAAAGTCTGCGCCTTTAACAACGATATCAAGGGTTGCAAAATCTTCATCTCCACTAAACTCAAAGTCTGGGATGATTCTTTTCATAAACGCAAACTGCTCGCCATCGGCAAGCTCAATACCACCAGACTCAATGTAAGCTGTCATTGGCTCTCCGTCATCATCAAAGCCAACTTCGTGCTCATACAAGTAGTTGTTGCCGTCATCAATCACACTTGATGCAATAGGGTAATCCCTTGTCCCGCTTGATATCCAAGCACCGCGACCAAGCGTTCCGATAGACCAGACACCTTCAGAATAATTGTATGTAACGTAGTTTGTAATCTCGGTGTTGTCCTGACCCACAGGATAGAACCATGTTACTTCGCTAAACCTACGGTTCTCTGCGGCAAACACTTTGTATGCCTGACCTTGGTTTAAATTCGAGAAAACATAATCTTTTACAGTACATGGAACAACTTGAACTGAGCCGTTGTAAAGGAAGAAGTTTCCTCTATCCATGAAGTACACAACGCCGCCCACATCGACAGCAGCATTTGGCGATATCATAGATGCGTCAGAGGTGATTCGATCAAACTGAAACACGAACGGAGAGCCAACAAACCGCATTGAGTGCAAACTTGCATCAGTCCATATCAGTATTTCCTGACGAGTCTGTAGCGCACCAACAATGATTGAGCCTGAGTTTATTCTAACACCGCCAGCTGTATTGGTTGCCGTTGGTGTCCAGTCTGCTGCATTCTCTTGGTCTGAGAATCTAACAAACAAAGGGTCAATCGCTGAACTCCCAATAGGGTTACATCCGAAAGCGATAACATGTCGGTCTGTATCTGACACCATAATTTGAAGTGCTACAGTAGGTGCATTAGATGCCCCTGCCAAATCTTCTAAAGCAACCGCCCTAGCCGATGCCCCGGATGACTCATCCCAGTAATAGATCCCGCCAGCTCGAACATTGAATATTAGATCTTCACCAAAGTTGTCTTGACTGTACAGCCTAAGCTGACCCGATGCCGACAGAGGGCTTGCGCTACCCCATGTACTGGCACCCCAAGCACTTGCGCCCCAACCCGATCCAGCAACATAAGCATTTAGGCCTGTATTAATCTGGTATTCTCCAACTACACTAGCACCACCATTCCCAGTATCACTGGAGTTTGCTGTAACAGTAGCGCCGCCTGTGTCTTTAGCTGTAATGGTGTATGTGTCTGCCGTTGGAACACCAGTGACCTCATACTCTTGATTTAGGACATCAGCGGTTATGTTACCGCCAAGGCTGACAGCGCCAGAGAATGTAACAAAGTCATTAAGCACAGCGCCATGAGATGTATCCGACACAGTGATGGTAGAAGACCCATCCGTTGCGGCAAAGGTTACGTCCCCGGCAGCTGTTGTATCTCTTATCGGTGTTATGTCTGAGTAGTTGGTGCCCTCAGTAACATAGAACTTTAGGTTAGTTCCTACACCAATAAATCTTAGAAACTCAAGAGATGCCCAATCAAACAAAGATCGACACACACCCAAGAATGGGCTTTGAGAAAACTTTCTCCAGCCACCTATTTTTTCTGGGCGGCCTTTTCTGAAGCGAACTTTGTCTCCGTCATACCAGCCAGCATCTGCTGTGTACTCGGTGCCCTCTTTGTCTATCCCGGGGTTAAACCGTATCTTTGATAAAGGCATAGCTAAATCCTAAATAAGGGTTTGGTATGTAGTCCCATATCCGGGCGGCATATTTGGATCATATTGTCCCGCTATATTGTAGCCACCTCGATTTGCGGCATATGCTGCACGATCCCGGGCAATCAAATCAGGCGACTGCATTGGCGAAGGGCCACCGACCATGCCCTGCATTCTTTGGGCAAGTTGCTGTGAATTAAACAGAGACCCAATACCAGACCCAATACCACGATTTACCATATTGGCTGTTGAACCCTGACCTGATACGGGGCCAAAATCACCAGCTCCCCTTCCATCAATTGACTGAGCACCAAGCCTTTGACGGTCTGCATCGCTAAACTGAGACAGATAATTCTGCTCTTGCCCGGCCCGAGACAAAGGCACATCCGGATTCCTAAGCTGCTCAAGAGCATACCTAGATTGAGCAGCCTGTGCGTCAGCCATTATTTTATTTGTTAGTGCTTGTTGATTCACGTCTATTCCGGGGTCTCGGGTCGGTATCATGCTCCCGTACTGAATAGGTGCCTGCTCTATCCTAGCACCACCACCTTTCCCACCAAGGTTTGGTATGTTCATCGGGGCACCCTGTACAGTACCTTGTGGCATTTGCTGCTGAGTTACATCATTCGCAGAGAATGTGGGGCGAGGCTGACCCTCATAAGCTCCGCCTTCACCATATGGATCAAACACTCTAAATTCATCACCAGCAGTTCTTGTTCCACCCTTCCCACCAAAAAAAGGCATTATTGGATTGTATCCGCCGGGTGGCGTAAATGCTGTTTTTGGATCTACTATTCGATCTTGAGACCCGGCTGGCATAGGATTAATAACTTGCTGTGGAGTTGGCTCAACCTGAACTGCGCTTTGATTTCCGGAAGCCCCACCCAGTATTTGATCAGGGTTTGAGTAACCCGCTTGAATCAACATATCACGAGTAACGGCCCCGCTTTGAATGCCTTCCTGACCAAGGTTTTTAATCTGTTCTCGCATAGCAGCTGACTGGTCTACGGGTTGGGCCATAACTTCTGGTTGAGGAGTCATTGGGTTATTGCCAATATCTGGTGACTGGCCTGTCTGTCCCGAACCGTATGTTGGTGGCATGTATGGCTGGTAATGCGGATTGTTAAACGAAAAGATATTTGATGGCTGTCCGTATCCAGAAAACTGTTGTGGCGCAAATGTTGGTTGACCATACCCAAACGGGGTTGGAGGTCTTTGATAGCTCCCACCTTTACCGCCGGGCGATGGCATTGGGTATGGCTGAATCTCAAGAGGAGGTCTCGACTGGCCACCCTTGCCACCGGGTGACTGCATAGGCCTGTTCATTATCTGCCCACCAAACTGACCCGGCTGTTGATACGCGGGGCCGCCGAATGATGGCTGACCACCCTTTGATGGGCTTGTCTGGGTTCTGTAATTCTGATCGCCAAACGGTGACTGATAGCTTGTTGGTGCTTGGCTTCTCATTGTTCCACCCTTAGATGGGCTGTTTGACATCGGGCCTTGACTCATCTTGATCTCCTAATATGTCCACGTTCCTTTGGGATAATCGGTTGACCACCCTAAATGGACAAACCTGCCAGTTCCTTTTTGGTTCCAGCCTATTCTTTTTGCGCCATACTTTAGCGCCAAACTTGTTATAACTGCCGCATCAAATCCAGAGCAGGCTATGTCTACACACATGCCAGTAGTATGCTCACCGGGTTTAGACTTCTTAGCCTCAATGGAATGATTCGGACATCGGTAGCCGCTGGTTACAACCATTGGCTTGCCATACTCCATTCGTATTGCGTTTAGCGCAACTCTAACAGATGAATCAAAAATCAAATTGTTGCAGCCACATTTACAACGAAGCTCGTCATCAGAAAAATAACTCACGACTTAGCTCTCTTGTTCAAAACGCCTTCAAATGCACCGCCGCCAAAATAAAAAAACACGATGGTTAGCATGATTTCGCCAATATAAAAATCACCAAGCACTGCTTTTACTGCTTCAATGTCTCCTTTACCTAAAAGAGTCATCGTCAGAACAAGCATAAAAGAAAACAAGAATGTAACCGCAAACATTAATGCCAAGTAGCGCTGGGCTATTTTAAATGGCGCATATGCTTGAAGAAGGTCAGTCTTAGCCTTTGACTTCGCCTGAATCTCTTCTTCGCTTGATGTGTGCATGTCATCAATAAGCTGCAATCCTTTCTCGATTACATCGCCTGAGCCAAAGATTTTACTAAGAGCCTGCCACATATCAATCCCCTAAAACCGCACTAGATATCACGAAGATGGCATAAGAGCCTATAAGTCCAAGACAGCCAGCAACGATAATACTTGCATACTGCCAGCGTTGATTGATCTTTTTGATCCTCTCGTTACGCTCTAAAAGCCTAGCCTTGCGAGCCTCTGCTTGGAACTTAACAAAGTCATCCCATAAACCTGCTCTACCGTAATACTGCATCAATTCTCTTAGTTCGTCT